CCGCCCGGCGGGTTGTGGCGGGCATGTCGGCATAGCGGGCGGCGAGTCGGCAGAACTGAGCGGCGGTCATGGCGTGGGCTCCGGGGTTGTGGGTGTGGGGTTGTGGTTGGCGATCACCACTCGGTCTGGAAGCTGCCGTCGGGGTTGGCGTCTCCGACGACGTACAGGTGCCGGGACCACGAGGCATCGTCGGCCGCAAGTCGGTCCAGGTATTCCTGCCTGCAGGGGAAGGCAGTGACGTTGCCGTCTCCGTCGGTCTCCTCGACAACGGAGACGACAACACGGAAGGCAGCGGCCTCCTCGATCGCGAGTTTGATTGCAAGTGCTGTCGTCATGGTGTGGTTCTCCTCTGGTTGTGGCCGGTTTTCCCGCCAGCCGAAACGGGTTGTATTGTCGATCGGCAATATAGGCTCAAAACGGGGCAGCCGCAAGGTGAGCGCGAAGCCGCGGACGGCCGGCGGTCGGATGACGCTGGAAAAATGCGATGTCGGCCGCGGCAACCTCCCAACGGCGGCCGACCTTCCGGCCGCGGACCTTGCCGGCCTTCACGAGTTGGCGCAGCCATTGTTCGGTGATATTGGCCGCGGCCGCGGCCGCCACAAGGCCCGTCCATGTCGTGGTGTTGTCGTCGGCCTGGCCGGCCATGTCGGCCAGCCGGGCGATCGTCTCCCTCATCACGTCGTCGGCCGGCCGCATTGTGGGAGCATCTTCGGCGAGCACCTCGAGCAGCTCGTCGGCCGACATGCCACGGTCGGCCGCCGTCACGTCTAGGCCGCGAATGTAGGTCGCGTCGCCGCCCGCGAACGCGGCCCGGTTGCGGGCCTTCCAGTGTCCGCCGTGCTCGTCACCACAGGAAGCCGCGAAGGCTTGCCGGCGGTCGGTCGTGATCCGCTCCAGCTCGGCCGCCTCGAGGGCACGAGCCTCACGATAGGCTGCGAGCACGTCGGCCCAATCGAGGCCCGCGGCGGCGGCGGCGGCTTTGTGGTCGGCGGTGTGCATGTCATTCGCTCCCGGGGGTGATGCCCATAGTATTGCCGATCGACAATACCGCGTCAAGTGCTCCACCAAAAAAATCTAGAAGGCCGGAAACGTCGAGCGATCGTGCGGAGTTGTTTCCGAGTGGACACTTGGAAAACGCGAAAGTGTCGCCCGGTCGTCGGTCGTCGGTCGTGCGGTCGTCGTTGTGATGATGGCCGGCCGTCGGCTGGCGTGGTCGTCGTCGCCGTGGTGCTCGACGACGACCAGGGCGACCACGTCGGCCCATGGTCGCGGCGTGGTCGCGGGTCGTGACGATGGCCGGCCGACGGCCGGCCATCGAAATACCCTGCGGCCGCGGCCGGCCGGCTTGCGAAATACTCGGCCCCGCTATGCAACCGCCGTGCCGACAAGCCATTTTGTGGCGTGGCGGCCATGCAACACACAACATATTGTGGTGTAGCAATATGATACACACCACAAGATGTTGTGGGTAACGCTCGCGTTACCCACAACCCATTGTGTGGTGTTGCATTTTGCAACACCACAACATCTTGTGGGTAACACGGGCGTTACTCCACAAGATGTAGGGTCCTTCGCCGCCGCGGCACGCGGCGTGCCCCGGCTGCGAACGACCCCAAATGCCACACCGACGCCCGAAAGCCCCGCTCAAGCCCGAAGGCGGCCGCCGCTGTTCGCGACGGCCGAGCGGCCAAACGGCCTCCAGAACGCAAGCCTAATGCCCCATCGTGCCGAACGAGCCTCGCACCTCAAAGTCGCCAGACAATCGACGCTCCCGCTCTTTGAAGTCTGCGTACGACTTCTGATCCCGCAAACGCTTGAAACAGTCAGCGATCTCTCGGCACTTTGCCGCAAGCTCCCGCGGCGGAGCCTTCCCGATCCGCATGAACTCGTATTCCTCGATCATCTTCTGAGCCAGCTCGCGGTCACATTCCTCTGGCGACTTCTGAGCATCACCAAACCCCTGCACACCGACTACTTCCGCTACACGGTCCATACGGCCAACAAAAAGCACGAAGGCCGCCCACACAACTGCCATGCACACAGCAAGTGCCGCGACCGCCAGCCGCGTTTCGGATCGCCTGCGCGGATGCTCTGGTCGGCAGCCTGTCCGCATCGGAGGCGAACGATCGCCAAGAAACGAGAAATCTGGATCACTCATGGCACCACTCACATAGGCGGATTGAGGGTATTGGTCGAGCATAACTTGTTCAAGCTGCCGGGGCTTCTGGCGGTAAATCTTCGCGTTGCTCAGGAGGCACCTCGTCCTGCTGGCCTGCCGGCGGATCATCCAGATTCAGCGGCGGCAGCGACACCTCCTCCGACGACGCCGCCGGGCAGATAACCGGATCGACATACACCTCCTGGAGCAAAGGGTCCGAATGATCGAGCAGCTCGGTGGCCGCGGCCCGACCTCCCTTGAGTGCCGCGAATGAGGCGGCCGTGCGTCTCAGGCCATGGAAGCCTCGATACCGGACGCCGGCCCTGGTGCAGAGTACCCGCAGCGAAGCCCAATGACTGTTTGTCCGCCGGTCCCACGGCCACACCAGCGCGTCCGCGGCACCTTGATGCCGGGCCAGCATGGTAGCCAACTGCGGAGTGATGGCCCGCTCAATGTCTCGCGTGCGGCCCTTCCTGCTCTCGGCCACAAACAACAACCGCCTCCGCTCGAGGTCCACCTGGCCCCAACGCAGCGAGGTGAGCGCGGTGAACCGCTCGCCGGTGAGTGCCGCGGCGTACACGAGTGTGCTCCACCACCAACCAGACGGCAGCCCGCCCGTGCGACCGATCCGCAGCTTGGCCGTGCGGATGAGTTGCTCCAGGTCCGCGAGCGTGTAGGCCCGGCCGACGGGCAACTTCTTCGGCACCCGAATCCGAGGCAGCTCCGGAAACTCCCGGACGATCTTCTTTCTGGCAGCGTAGGTCCAGCACGCCGCCATCATCGAGCGATCCTTTCGGATGGTCGCGATTGACGGCAGCCGGCCCCGCCACGACGGCGTCTCGGCACGCCACCGCAAATAGCGGGCCACGATCACGTCGTCGAAGTCGGCGACGGTGGCCGGTCGGCCTAGGAACTTCTCGAACCGCTCCCACAACTGCGCGTAACGCGCCATGGTGATCGGCTTCAACTCTCGCAGCAGCGCGTAACGCTCAAAAACCTCGCGGACGGTCATCTTCGACATGGCAGCACCTTCGTGGTAATGCCAGCGAGTCTACCTAGTGTACGCACGTACACATAACGGTGGTTTCAGGTCCCTCTCGGGCACTGAAACACTGGCTGGCACCTCGACTCTTTCCTCGCCGGCCGGCGATTGCAAGAAACCGGCGCGGCTGGGGGAGTCGTAGGGGTCGGGCAGACCGGACAGTTGATTTGCACATCCTTGGCGATACGATTCAGGAATGATCGCGATGGCAAAGAACTACGACGTGAACAAGGATTTCATGACCGTACGCCAGGTGATGAAGGAAATCGGTGCCAAGGCACCCAGCACCGTGCAGCGCATGATTGAGCAGAAGAAGCTGCGGGCCGAACGCATCCCGATCGGGTGGCTGGTCTACCGCGACAGCGTTCGCGAGTTCCTGGCGGCAGAGGCATCGCGATCACCGACCGCCGGCTACCCTCGCGGCAGGGCTCGAGCGGACGAGGCACCGGCACCGAAGCGGAAGCCTCGCAAGCGGTAGCCGTCCGGCTCCGCTTTTTTTGAACACCCGCGTTTTTCGCGGGAGTTGCCCGCTTGCATTTGCACAACCTCCCGCTTATAGTGCCCCCGTCGTGAACTTGATTGCAGCACTCGCCGCAATCGCGATCACGGTGGCGACTCGGGATTTCCACTCCCCACTAACACGTTTCTGCCGAGCGCCACGCACTACAAAACCGCTTGACCGAGTGGTGAACATCTGTTCACCTAAGCCCATCACGAACGACAGGCAGCCGGCAGCGTAAGCCGGCCATTCACAACGCGAGGGATCGCCAGTGGCAAGCACGAGAATCACCGCTGCGGCCCCTCTCAATGCAGGAGGCACGCATGGAAGTCGCGAAGCGAGGACGGGGCGGGAAGTTCGACACGGCGGCGGACCCGACGGAGCTGACCATTCAGCTCGAGGCGTCGGCGATTCGGCTGACCTGGTCGCCGGAGGAGGAGTTCCGCCGGCGGGTGACGAAGTGCGACTACACGCCGCCCGATGCGGAGCCGGTGAACGTGCGAACGCTCTGCGGCGTGCCGCGGGGGACGTAGGCGAGGTCGCCCGCGTGCTCATCGTGCGGTCGGTTGCGGCTTCCTTCGTCTGCAAGCACCGGCTGCCCCTCAACGAGTCGATCGACCTGTCGATCGACGAGCGGATCTACGCCGGCGACCTGGAGGCGATCCACGACATGGCCCGCGAGGCGATCGCGGACCTCGAGGCCCTGGCTGACCGGGCCGCTGCCCTGCTCTGCGACGAGCCGGAGACGCTTCGGCGGATCTCCGAGGTTCGTCGCCGGCAGTCGGCGACCGGGCGGCAGTGGCACGGGACCGAGATTTCTGGACCGATCACGGATGCCGGCCCGACGGATCGGGCCGGGAAGGAGCCGCGGGGACCGCGGCGTGGACAGGAGCGAACCCGGCGAGCCAAGGGCGGCAAGCCGGCCAACACCCGGAGGCGGTCGTGCTGATTCTCAGCCGCTACGAGCAACAGGCCGTGCAGATCGGCGACGACATCACCGTCACTGTGACGCTGATCGACACCAATCGCGGCCGCCGGCCCGTCGTGAAGCTGGGCATCGACGCCCCGCGGAGTATTTCGGTGAGCAGGAAGGAGGCGACCCGTGGCACTGGCGACTGCGACCAACAACGCGAAGCAACGCGAGCGGGAGGGCCGACAGGCCCTCGGGATTGCCCGCGGCCTGCGGCTCATGAGGGCGGCGAATCTGCTGCTCACGTCGTGCGGGCCGCTGCTGGGGCGTAGCAAGAGTTTCGACGGCGACATCCGCATGTTGCGTGCGGCGGCCGAGCGGATGAGTGAGTGGGCACAAGAAGAAGGGATCAAGTCATGAAGATCACACGAGGCAAGCGAAATACGGCGAAGCGGGTCGTCATCCACGGCGTCGAGGGCATCGGCAAGTCGACGCTCGCCAGCCAGTTCCCAAGCGCCCTGGTGCTCGACACCGAGGACGGCACCAACCACCTCGACGTCGCGAGGGTGACGGTCACGTCGTGGGCCGACCTCGAGGGCTCGATGCACGAGCTGATCCGCGACGCCCAAGGGTTCAAGACCGTGGTCGTGGACTCAATAGATTGGGCCGAGAGGCTTCTGATCGACCACCTTCTCAAGAAGGCAAACAAGCGGTCGATCGAAGACTTTGGGTTCGGCAAGGGCTACACGATGGTCGGCGAGGCCGTTGGCCGGCTTCTGGCGGTCTGCGACGGCATGGTCGATGCCGGCCTAAACGTCGTCCTTGTCGGGCACACAACCGTCAAGCGAACCAGCCCTCCCGACATGGACGAGGGCTACGACCGCTACGAGCTGAAGCTGACGAAGCAGAGCGGTCCGCTCGTGAAGGAGTGGGCGGATTGCATCCTGTTCGCCAACTACCGCACGAAGCTCGTCGAGGGCCAGGACGGGCGGACGCGGGCCAAGGGTGGCACCGAACGGGTGCTGTTTACCGAGCGAACTGCCGCGTTTGACGCCAAGAACCGCTACGGCCTGCCGCGCCACGAAAAAGCCTGCGACTTGGCGGGAGCGGATCGCCATGGCGACGACGGTCGAGGAACTTGGCGACCTCGGCAACCAGGTCGACGAGGCAGAGTCGTCGTCCAAGCTCACCCCCGAGCAGGCCGAGCAACTCCACGGACTCATCAACGCCCGGCACAACGAGGTCGAGCCGCAGGAGGTCGCGTCATGACTACCGACCGCGAGCGCGAGCAGGAAGCCGCCCACGAGGCGGCCATGCAAATCGTCGAGGACACGGTCCTCGCATTCAAGCGCGGTGCGGTCTCGTTCAATCGGGCGAAGTCGATCATCGACGACGCCCTCATCGGCGAGGCAGATCGCATCGTGAAGATCGGCAACAAGCACACCCCGGAGATTGAATCGTGAACTGGGATCAGTTTGGCACTGCGGAAGATGAAGTCGCTAGCGGCGACGAGCAGATGTGCCCCGAGGGCACCCACGCGGCGACCATCGGATGGTCGAAGGTTCAACCCAAGGAGTGGGCCAAGACCAAGGCCAACCCTGACGGCATGTGCCTGACCGTGCGGCTTGACATCAAGAAGGGCATCAAGGCCGTTTTTGATTCGATCCCGTGCGACCGGCGTGGTTCGATTGAGTCGCTCTGCCGATCGGCACGGGTCGAACCGCCTCGCGGCGATTGGGACGAGGGCGACCTGGTCGGGCAGGCCGTGACGGTGGAGACCGTGATTGCCGTCAGCAAGGCGGGCCGCGACTACGTCAAGGTCGCGAAATACAAGCCCGGCCCTGCCCCGCTGCCGACCGAAGT